GTAGGGCATTGAGGACATGGTCGCGATGCAGCACGCCAAGACAGCACCGTTCAGCATCGGCAGCCCGGCGTTCAGGAACACGCCCAAGGCTGCCATAAAATTCTGATACCACATGCTCCAGTACTCCATGTATATGATGGCCACGGTGACGTAGCCGCCGAGGCGAAGCCAGCCACGCGGCGTTGGAATGGAAAGCCTCTTCGCTGCCTCCTCCCACAGCGGCGCAATGTACATGACGTGCATCGGCCCGTGGCCGAGGGTGTAGGCAGCGTGTGCAAAGAACCTGGCGACGCGTCCAGACTCGAAGGCTGCGTTGAAGAATGACCGATACCACTCCAGCCACGCCCACTTGTACTCGGGCTCGGACGCCTTAATAATCGTCCCGTACTTCTCATACGACTGCCGCAACTGCTGCTCGGCGCCCTTGCCGATTTGACACGGATGTGCCCTGTGGATCTCGTATTTCACCTTGCCCTCCTCCTCGTCGTAGTACGGCACGGTGACGTTGACATACCACACCGGATCGTCTGTTTCATACTTGCGCTTGAACTTCGGGCCGTTGTAGTTCTTGCCAGTGTCCTCATTGACATACTCTCGAGAGCAATTGGCCAACCCGCGATCCTCGTACATGTAAAACAGAGACATCTCAGCGGCGCTGAGGCGCATGTGCGAGCAGTCGTGGCCTTTGATCGACCCATTCTCACACCGGGGTATATACCACCAGGTGTCGTTGGAATACTCCACGGAGAAGTCGCGCACGAGGTTGGGATCCACCCAATTGAGCGACCCCAGGACGAACCAATAGGTGCCGACGCGCTCTGCGATGTGGGCGCGGTGTGTGAACACAGCAGCCCCACCGCTCACCACGAAGTTGAGGCAGAGGAAGCCAAGCGCCACGACGAAGAGGATGGCCATCCACCTCTGGATCCAGTGGTTGCCCGTGAGCGGTGCATGCGACCGGAAATGGAAAAAGTCCGGCAGCCACCAGACATCACGGCGCCCAGCCATTTCCG